ACACTCACCGCCTGCGACCACCGCGCAACAATAGCGAAACACCATCCCCCGTCAAGCCCCATCCTACCCGCAAGGATGGCTAGCCGCCGCAGCGTCAGTCCGACTCTCCGAGAGGGCGGCGACGGGTTCCGCGAGGTCCATGATCGCGTCTGTCAGGGCCTCCGCTTGAAAGTTCGGGAGCCCTCCCTGCGCGACGAGCACGGCCTTGATGTTGTCGTACGTCCGGTCGTGCCGCTGCATCCATTCGGCCATGTCGGCATAGTCCGCAGTGTCCCACAGCGCGCCGATGCCGCCGCATTCACGGCAGCCGCAGCCGAGATGGCAACCGAACGCGGAAACGAAGGGGCCGGTGGGCGCGCCTTCGCAAGACTCGTGACAGCCGGTGCAGGAAACCCAGCAGCCGTTGTCGCCGTTCAGACCAACTTCCTTGACGGTTTCGGCGACGGTAGCGAGCAGCATGGCCGCCTCCCGATCATCTGTCTTGGGTGCTTCGATGCGGGAGAGGGCGGCATTGTCGTTAGTGCGATGCTCGGCGCCCTCAATGGCATCCGCTGCGCGGGCTAGGGCAAGCGAGCCTCCTCCAAAAGCCGCGCGTTTGGTAGTGCCGGTTTCCGCTTCAATTCCCCGGTTCGCTCCAAGATCGGACTGATGCCGCAGCCACGCAACTACGGCTTGGCGCTCCCGCACCCCCTCGTCCCCATCAATGCGGGAGGGGCCGGGACGACTCCGAAAATGGTCGGCCAGCCAAACGCAGACCGTGCGCAGTTCGGGGATCAAGCCCAAGCCGTAACGCTCTATCTCACGCGCGACCGCTTCTTTGTCCCAGCCCGATAGCATCGTGGCCCCCTCATCCCCATCAATGCGGGGAGTGGGGCGTTTGAAGCGAGTATTCCATGCGGAAACGAGGTTCTCTTTGCGCCCGAACTCGACATGGCTTGAAGCTTGACAGCGGGTGCACGTGATCACGTCGCCGCCGAAGTTCTCGGCGTCATCCAGCGTCAATCGTTCTGCGCCACCGCCACAGAACGGACACGGCTCCAGCACCATCTCTTCGGCTGTGCGGGGTTCGTTGTCAGGCATCGAGAAGGTCCTTGCAGCGGGAGCAGCGGTATCCGTCGAATGTGCGCATCGGGGTCCAGTACCGCTCCCAGCGATGGCCAAATACCCAGCAAATCAGGCGCATGGCGTACATCACACCCCTCCCTTCCGGGTTGCTTCGTATTCGGTGAGGGCGGCGGCAAGCTTTCGACAGTCGCCGATAGTGAGCTGACGGCGCGCCATTGAGCTACCATTGGTGATGACTAGATGTGTCGGCGCCCTGCCGTCGTCGAATGCAGTGAAGGGCTTGGCCGCCCCCGCCAGCTTCTCAGCAGCGGCTTCGGAGGCGAAAGCCTGTACGATAGGATCGTCGTCGCATTCGCCAGTTCTGATCCCAAAGGTTCGGTCGCTGGCGTGAATAACCGCGCTGGATGCCCTGTCGCGGATTTCTTGCGTAACCGGCAGCAGCTCCGGTGGATTAGGGGCGGTCATTGTGGGCACTCCGATTAACTGCTTGGCGCATGCGGGCAGCGATCCAGCCGCCAATGGTTAGCGGCGGTGTGTATTCCCCGGCCGCCAAGTCGAGACGGTCACACTCGCGCATGGCGGCCTGCAATTGGCGCATGCGGAGTTCTTCTTGCTCAAGGCTCATGCCCCGTCCCCTGTATTGCGGGAGATGGCGGCGATAAGCATTTGCTTGACCACCCCACAGACACATAGCCCTTCTTCGCCCATATCATCGAGCGCCTGCTCAATAGCCTCCCGCATTCTCTCTACCTCTGCGGAAAGAGCGCGGTTGTCGGCGATGAGGGTGGGGAGGGCGTTGACTGCGGCGACGGTCAGTTCGGCGTTGGCGCTGCTGGGGGTGTCTCGCTTAATCGGCATTATTGCAATCCGCCGCATCCCCGCGCTGACATGATGCGTCGTCGCTGTGCGCCCCTCGCGCCAAGGCCCCTTCGTCGCCCTCTCAAGCAGCCCTTCCAGCCGCTCTAGTTCTGATTGGGGGAGGGTCATGGCTTGAACCTCTCGCCCATAATGCGGCAAAGAAGCTCCTCGCTGATCGCCAAGGTAGCGGCGGCCCCGGCGACTGGATGGGCATGAACGGCACGATTGGGCTTCTGCCTGTCCGTGCACCGAAACTGCGCTGCATGGGCCGCCCGAGCCTTTGCCTTTCGCTGTTTGCTGTCCGCCCTACTTTGCCGGGCGCGGCGCTTGTCGCTCATTCCGTCTCTCCAGATAGGTTGATGGCGCGGATGGCGAGGGCGATGTGCTTTTGTGCGGTGGCACACCGCTCCTGTACCTGTGAAAGTCGATCGTCCCGCATCTGAGAGAGGCGCTCGATTGTGTCGGCGGCTTGGCGAAGGGCCGACACGATGGCGTCGCGGTCTGCCAGCCAAAGCTCGATCAACGGCCCGTTTCCGCCGTCCATAACGGGCTCATCAAGCAGCCGCTCGATTAGTTCGGCGCTCATTTCCCCCGCCTCCCCTGCCGCGCCACCTGCGCATCAAGCGCAACCAGCCGATCCGCAGCGACCTCAAGCAACACCGGCTCCTGCGCCCGGGTGGCGACCGAATATCCCTGATGCGCCATGGCATAGAGGCGATCGGCTAGATCGGCGGTGGGCATGTCTGCGGTGGAGATCATTTGCCCTTCTCTTCTTCAATGAGGTGATTGCGGACGGCGATTCCAAGAGGTGTAAGCCGGTAAGCGTCGCGGCTCCACTTGCCATCCTTCTGCCCCTCGCGCTCGGCAATCGCCCCACGGCCTCCACACCCCTTAGCCCAATGAAGCGCCCACGCGCCGTTCGCGTTGAACGTCGCCTTTCCGCAAAACTGCCACTCATCGGTCATGGCCTTACATGCGCGAGCGGCGCCGCCCGTCAGCCCGCTAGCTATCTTGGCTACTTCATCTGGGGTGGGGGTCATGACCCTTCTCCTTGGCGCATGCCTTCGGCACCGGCCGGTTTCCGTAAATAGCCTTTCTCAATGAGGAACTGGCGTTGCGCGCGATAGTCTTGGTTCTTCGCAAAGAAGTCGACAAATTCTGTCGGCCCCGCCAACACTTCGTAAACCCCATGATGGGCCTTCACTTCACGCACCAGAATATCGGTCGGATCAAACAGAGCCGGAAACGCTTCCTTCGCAGCCTCAATGATCGAAGCAATGTCGTTAAAGCGGGTCACGCTATCTCCCCGCTTAAGGCGGAACGACGGCGTTACAAACCCCTCGTTGTCCTTCTTGTTGAGGTACGCTGCCTCTTTCGCGCCAATGATCCGTTCGACATCTTTGCCATCGTGCTTATGATACTCAGCGCCAAATCCGCCACGGCTAATCCATGAGACCGATCCATCCTGATTGATCCGCTTTTCGTCCTTCGTGTGGACGCTAAACCTGCCGTAATAGTGCTCGCCGCCAATCGATCCTCGGAACGAGGTGATAGACAGTTCGACGAACTCGCGCGAAGGGACGAGACCCGTAGGGGCTTGATTCACGAGAGCCTGTTCCGGAACGGACGCGCTCATATCCTGTCATTCATCCTTTTAGCGGGGCCGATCAAAGGGAGGGGAAGACCGGCCCCGCAGCGCGAGCGGGAGTGCTCGCGGGTTAGCGCCTCGGCATCATGAAAGACATGCCAATTGCGGGGATGCAAAGCACAAGCCCCCACCACGGGAGCATCACACCCGCCGCTTTCCGATATCCATGCCGATAGTGACGAAGGGAACTTCATCCTCTAGCTCACCTCGCCATGTGTCGCCGCCAGCTTCATCCCAAGCCCCGCCATGGCCGGAGCCGCCAGCGGTTTCCATGATCTGGTTTTTGATCTTCTCTTGCAACCAGGGACGCAGCTTTTCGAAGGAGGTCATGTTGTCCGCGTCATAGACCAGCGGCTCCCCTTCCAGAACCGGCGCGGGAATGCCGTCCGGCAGCTTCACCACGGCGCCGATGTTGGCGTACACTCCCCCGCCGTCCTTGGGCGCATGCGTAACCGTAATCATGCACGGCTTGCCGACGATGGTGGTAACGTCGAACTTCTTCAGTTCATCGGGCGTGAAGGCGCGCCCACGCCAGCTTTGCAGCATCGGGCGAAGGGCGCTCTTTTCCGCCAGAGACAGGGTGTAGGTGCTGCCGATAGCCATCGGGGCCTCAACCTGCACGCCATCCTTTTCGTAATTGATGCGCAGCTTGGGAATCTGCCAGCGGATATAGATTTTGTGCTTCGCGCCGAAGCGGCTGTCCTGCTTGCCCAAATCGACAAACATATCGCAGACCGCAAGATGCGAGCCTTCGGGGACGGGATCGAAGTCCTTACCGCCGCCAGTGTCGGATGCATAAGTAGCCATTGTTCGTTCCTTTTCGTTTCACGCAGCGTTGCGCTCGGCGTGGACGATCATCCCGGGTATGGATACCGGCCCGCCTCGTCCTTCGTGTGCCGCCATATCATTCAGAAAGGATTCGTATTCCTCCTTTCTATGTGCCCAAGCCCATCGGGCAAAGGCAGTGTAATCGGTCACTTCGGCGCGGTAGGATGTGCGCAGCCCGATAGCCCGCGACCCTCCCGCAACCTGCGGCTTGGCCTTGTCGAGTTTGGCGGCGGCTTCTTCGGCCCTGGCAGCCTCTTTCAACAGCCGCTCAGCTTCCTCTAGCGCCTCAAGGCCACCGCCTGCCGCAAAAGCTTCCTGTGCCGCCAGCGCGAGGCGATCAGCTTCCGCACGCGCCTTCTCAGCCTCCGCGCGCTGCTCGGCTTCCTTGGCCCTCTGCCACGGCGTCAGCGCATCCTTTGCGGCGCCGGCAGCTAGATCACATTTGGCGAGCAGCGGCGTCCATGCTTCCTGCACGGCCTTGGCTGCGGCATCATGCGGGGCTTTCTCGACCTTGCGCTGTTCGTCGGCCGCCTTGCGGGCTTGGCGGATCGCGTCGAGCAGCTTGGCCACGCCCTCGGCCTCGGATTCGGACTTGATGCCGTCGCCGTCCAACCAATGCTTTGCCTCGTCGAATAGATCGTTTATATGCAGACCATGGGTTTCGACGGGCGGGGCGTTCGGGATCATTTCGGGCGCTCCAATTGCCAAGCAAGATAGCCCCGCAGATTACTCACCGCCCCGCGCACGCTCTTGGACGCGGCGACAGTCTCGGGATGATACCTGCCGAGCTTCGTGGTGGCGAAATACCAGCCGCCCTCGCGCTCGATCCTGACGGACCCCCAAGGCAGTGAAATGGTGCGGGCAGGTATTTCCTTGCCCATGTGGGGGAGGGTCATGCTAGAAAGTCCCGCCTTCGCCGACATGCCGCCCCCTGTCATCGTAGGCGTGCATCTTGAGCATAGTTCCGCCGCGTTGTCTGGCATGGTTGATGGCCTCCTCTGCGGTGTCGAAGTCGCCATCAATCCAATCGGTGCCGTCAAAGGTGTCCACGCCGATCACGCGGAACTTGCCTTCTGGCGCCTTCTGCTCTGCTCTTGCCATCCCTCTAATCCTTCCGTTCCTTGTGCCGTAGAGCAGACATGGCTTCCCTTTCCGCTTATCCGGGTGGTAGCGGCATCCCCAGCGCTTCAATCCCGTTTACGTGCCGTGCCCGTATCGTGGGCCAGTCGCCGGGCGGGGTCACTGACCAACCACCACTGTATGCGGCACGCTATCTCTCAGCTTGCGCCAAGCAGTCGAGGGGGCGGAACACGGCGCCGTGTCAGGTACGCCCAAAGAACCCCCGGGATACATGGCCGGTTTTACGCGAGTGCCTAGCGCGTTGTGGGATAAGACCTTCGCCGCAGTTGTCGGCTTGCAGATCAGTCCCGAGGCAGCTTCATTTGAATGGCCTCGGGAGGAAGCGCCTGATGCGCGTAGACCCTGCTTGCAACTTCTGCGCTGGTTAGCTATTGTGACCAGCGAGGCTGCGGCGGGGACCATCCGTGGCAGCCTCAGCATCATGCATCATCCGATGCTGATTGCAAGGCCTTTTTGCGGTAGATCGTAACTTTTTCTACCCCAATAAGGTCAAGCATTGCTTGCGTCGGGCGCTTTTGTCCGGTGAGGACGTTGCTCACAAACGCGGGGCTAACCCCGAGGCTGGCAGCGAACTTGGAGCCGCCTTTCCAGCCGACACGGGAGCGCAGCATTTCCAGAACCTGCTCCTCTGAAAACTGGCGGCTCACAACCCAACCCCCATCCAAGCCATCATCCCCAACCCCAAAACAAGCCCTCCGCCGACAAAGAACATAACCGGCCAAGACGATTCGTTATCGACGGCAAGAGGCATCTTCATGATTTCCTGACGCCGGAAAGAGGACATGTGAGGGCCTTCCCAATGGTTGCGGTTTCTCATGCCGCGCGCTCCGCTTCATACAGAGCAACGGGATCAGCCTTGCGCACGAATATCATGCGCTCCGGAACCGTGTCCCGTGCGTTTTGCCATCCGTGACGCGTAAAGTTTACCGCCATGGACTTCGCGGCGCTAGCCTGCTTCCCGGACAGTCCGCCCAGTTTGCATGTGCCGTCCGGTTGCTTTTCGTCGAGCTTCCAGATAATCTCGTCGAGCATCCGGCCAAATTCAGGCGGGAAGGATTCGTTGTTGGCGACCCTAGCGTTGATTGCGGCGAGAGCCGGGTCATCCCGAAGCGCGCGCATCAGCTCGAAGGCCACGCATTGGATAGCCATTTCGTATCCCGCGCCGAGCCCGCCCATTTCGACGGTTTCGACTTCATCGCCCGCATCCCACGCGGCCAAGGCCTCATCGACATTATTGGGTCGTACCTGTGTCATGCTTTATCTCCAGTGAATTTAGCGAGTGCGGCGCGGGCGATGTCAATTCGCTCGACGGCGACTTTTCGCCAGCCATTGGGCTGATCATAATCCGGCAAGTCGGCGATGGAAACGAACGCCTCTGCCGCGACCTTCTCCAAAGCCCCCACCAACTCCGCAACACCAAGGTCGCGGCGGTTCCATGCTGCGGAGGCTCGCTCCAAGGACGAAAATCCTTCTGTGCCAGCCTTGCAATTAGGGCAGCGCGCCCACCACTCTGGTGCCAAGCGCGGGCCACCTGCCATCTTCGCCTCCTGCCCGCAGAACGGGCAGGGCAGCAGCTTGAGGGTATCAGTCATGGGGTTGCTCCAAGCTTTTGACTTTTAGGTCAACGACGATAACAATGGTGCTCAGCAGCGCAAACCCCACCAATCCTTGGCCGGTTGTCATCAAGACAAAGCTTATGATTATTACAGAAACCGCTGCAAAGATGAGCGAAGCTTCTTTAAAGGCAGTGTAAATCACCTCCCACCTCCCTCATAAACAGCAATCCTCTCCCTATAATATTCAAGACGGGGAGTGATCCTGTCGATTTCTGCCTGACAGCGGGCGGCCAGAAGACCAGCCTCAACCGAAGCGCATTCCGCAGCAAGAAGCATGCGGGCGGTTTGACGGAGGCGGGTCATCGTGAAAACTCGCGAATGAGCTGGAAACACAGCACGAGCACCACAATAGCGATTGCCGCCAAGATCGTGATCCAGATAGGGGAAAGAACCCACCACCAAGACCATGTAATGACATTGCCGAGCTTGAGGCCGATGAACAGGATTGTCAGCAGACCGAGGAAGCCAACGCCGCCGCCGGACTGAGAAGACGAAGAGCTAGCCATTAGAAATTCCTTCCTGCGATAGCGATTGAAGCGGGAACCGGCGAGACGCGCAGCGGCTCGACCCCGAAGGGGCGAAAGCGCGGGCCGCAAGGCATCGCCGTAACTTCGGCGGTCATATAGTAGGCTCCATTGCAGCGCGAGCGCGCAGGGCGCAGGCGCAGAGTGCTAGAGCAGCGCTTCGGGCAATCCGGCCTTTGGTGCTGCCATCGTAGTCCGCGGTGTCGCGCCAAACAGAAGCGTAGGCATGCGCGCCTTCCTCGCCGGGAATCTCGATGTGCGCGCCGTGTTCCTTAGGGACCAACTGCATGGCAGCATCGAGAGAGGCGGTGAAGGGCTTGGCCTGTCGTGCACGCGTCTGCCCTGTCCATGCGGGAAACGGTGTCCGCTTAACGAGAGTGGCGATATCGAGATCAAGCCCTCGATCCGGCCCGCTCGCAGCCTCGCAGCGCTCCGCCAGCGCGATAAGCTTCTGCGCGCTCATGCCCGCAGCCTTTCAGCGAGGGCGCCGAAGGTCCATGGTCGTTCAAACAAGGCGTTCATGGGCTTCTCTGGTATTAGGTGCTTGTGACCGTCCGAATCCTCCCATGTCATTCCGCCCGCCACCCGCACTTGATAGCCCATCTCCCTCAGCCCTTGGCACAGGGCGCAGTTGCCGGTATCCCAATAATCATACTCCCGATCCTTCGGCTGTTTCTCAACCCAATCAGCGAACTGTGCTTCAAGATTCTTCATGCCAAACCCTCCTTTTCACACAGCCCCCGAATGAGGCCGCGCCTGAGATACTTGCGAGCCACACTGAGCTGGCAGGACCGAACGAAGCCATCGGGCTCGTAGAACCCATGGGCACGCGGGAGCGGAGGCAGCAGGCGGTCGACCGCGGCGTTGGCCTTGCGGCACAGGTCCGCGAGACGCGCGTTGCGGGCGATTGCGGCCTCGATTGTGCGGTTCTCTTCGGGGGTCATTGGGGCGCCCGCTCGGTAACGGGATCAGCAAAAAATTCGTTGGCGACGCGGAATTTGCCAAGGAGCTTGGCCAGCTCTTTACAGTCCTGCTCGACAGTTTTAGCCGTTTCGGCGTCGTCACTTTCCGCTGCGTCATGTACGAACATCGTGTGCGGGTTGTAATTGCCCCGCGCGCGCTCCGGTTCTGTAAGTTCGAAGGCAACAAATCCTCGCCCCATTTGGCTGGAGGCAAAGCTTGTCCACTTCAGTTTCGTTGTGATATCGGAAAAATCCACCATCTCAAATCTCCCTCAATAACCCTTCATACTTGGTCTGTGTCGCGGCTAAACGGCGCTAGCCTCGTTAAACCATCCGATGTAAAAGCTAGGCACGATCTGCCTGAAAACCTCACTGCGGACGCCATCGGGGATAGATGTGGGGCGCGGAAGGCCGCTAGTGTAAGAGCGCTCATCGCTCGCCGTCCATCGATCTGCCGGACCCGCGCCAGCAAAGCGGCCCTTCGGGGCGTTGCGGCGCTCAATAGCGTAGTGAGTAAGCGCAAACCGCAGTTCTTCGGTGCCACCGGCCTCCGTCCGGAACCCCCAGCATTCGCGAGACAGGCCGTCTTCGGCAACCCTGTAAATGATGAGCGGCATTTCGCACTCCCTTCCATCCGCCATCATCGGCGATCTGTGAGAGAGGTAATGGCATAGCGGAAACCGTGTGTCAACAGCAAAACATCCATTATGTTACCGCTTGACAACCGCGCGCCAACTAAGCCATATGGTGCGCATGATCCATGAAGCAGAGCTAGGTGCCCTTGAGGCCCGCGCGCATGAGGCCCGCATTACGATGCGCCAGGTATGCGTCCGCGCCAAAATCCACCCTCAGAGCTGGTACAGAGCGCGCAAGCGGGGCCGGGCTGAATATACCCTGATCGACCCGCTGGAGAAAGAACTTTCCGCAATCGAGCAAGAGAGGAGTTCGGCGGTATGAGCGAGTTTCATGTTGGGCAGCGCGTGGTTTGTGTGGACATTGCCGGAGACGATCCGGAGTGCCCGCTTGGCCTTATCTTTCCGGGACAGACTGGCCTTGTGGGGGAAGTCGTGGAAATGAAAGATGGCGAAATCGGATTGGTGCTTGAAGGGCGCATCCATCCGGATTGGGCGGACCCAGCGTCTTGCTTCCGCCCCCTCAGGCCCAACGAAACCACAGCCCATGAATCATGGCAAGAGATGCTTACCCTTCCCTCTTTCAGCGAAGAAGAGATGGAATGCATCCGAGAGATTGACCGGATCGTTGCGGAGAATAGTCGTGGGCAATAAGCATTTTGGAGAAACGACGAAAACCAGCGTCAATCTCGACTTCTGGTTGATCGTCAGCCCCGGGGCAATCGGAGCATGGAACGCGCGGCCATCCGCTCGGATTACCGCCGCCGCTCCGAGCTTGGCTCGAAATGAGCGCGCGATAAATCTCAAGGTGTCGCTGCCCATAGCGCTATTCGAGACGCCAGCAATCACCGCCTCAATCACGATAGAAAATCCGGGACTCCCGGTCAATATAGACGCGCGAGCAATTGCGGAGGCCGTCCGCGGAATTGTGGGCATGGATATAGACCTGCGGGTGAGCGAATCTTCTCAAGAGGAGCCTTCCGCATGACCCCGCCCGTATATGGGGAATGGCCCGAGAGTGAGGACAATGAGATTGCGGCAATCGAGCGCGCTTTGGAGTACATCCAGAAGCGGGTTTGGGACGAGGGACACAGCGCCACGCAAGTTCCTGAACAACCCCAATGACCCTAGCATCCCGCACAACGACAGCCAATGCTCTGCGTCATATCGAGAGAATGAAATCCGTTCCTGAATCCGATCTTATATCAGAGATAATGGACAGGTATGAACTACCGAAAGAACGCGTTGCGGCGCTGGTGAGACAGGGGAGAAGGTGATGGAGGAGTTTCTTGAGCCGGTCCCCGGAAAGGACGGTCTTTTGGCTATCAAAGACGTGCGCGGCTTTCTCGGTGCGCTCAAAGCGCATCTTGACCCCGTGTTTGCCGAACAGCGCGCGACGTGGGAACGCGAAGGCCCTGCCGCTATGGAACGCGCTACCGCATTGGGTATAACCATTGACAGCCTTGGGGGCAACTGCCCCGTGCAGGCCGAGGGGAGTTTTGATGCCCAGCGCTTCTACTTTCGCGCTCGTGGCGACGAATGGGAGTTTCACGCATGGATGGGGAGCGAGAAGTATCTTGAGGCGCCGAACCCCGACGAATGGTATATCGAGCATGGCTATGGCGAAGGCTATGATGCAGGATGGATGCCGCAGCACGAGGCGGTGAATTTCATATGCGAGGCCGTGACACAATATCGAGCCGCCGCATGAAAACCCTCCACGCCTTCCCTGCACTTGGAATGCATCTGGTGCCTGTGCGGGTGACAACGCCGCGGTACGGCGAAGGCGGAACAATGCCGCGCGCTTATTCGCAGATGCTGTTGTGGAACGCCAACGTCACCAAGTTTCATGAAGGGAGGCTGAGATGACCGAAGAGCAGCGCCTCGCCGCCCTCGCGGATGGCGCGTTCAATCGAGCCTGCGAGGCGTTCGCGGCGGGAGACACCGATGCTCATGCTCAATTCGCAAAGCTGCATCGGATTATTGCCGAGCAATATAGCCACCTGCGCATGTCGCAAGAGGCGGCTATTTCAACAAAGCACTGATGGAAAAAGCCAATGATCCGCCGCCTAATTCGCTACCTCCGCCGTTCTCGCCACCCTGCGGCAATAGCGCGCCGGGAGAGATCGAAGCTCGCCCGCTCAGCATATAACGAGGCACAAGCGAGAAACAGGAAACGAGCTATGGAGATGATTCCGTTGCTCAGGAAGGTGGACTCATAATGGGCAAGCGCTCGGACTTCGCCCGCGTCGAGCGGGATTTTTATCCTACGCCCTATGAGGCGGTTGTTCCGCTCTTGCCCCATCTTAGGCCCGGCACTGCGTTCGCGGAAGTATGCGCGGGCAACGGCGCATTGATATCGCACTTGGTGCGTGCGGGCCACTGGTGCGGCTTCGCGTCCGATATTGAGCCGCTTACGCCAACCATCCTTTCCATGGACGCGCTCGATTTGACGCCGATGAAGCTGGGCTTGGCATGGGAGTGCTTTATCACAAACCCTCCGTGGACGCGAGGGATTCTGCACGCACTCATCGCACACCTGTCTGCGCTGGGGCCGACATGGCTGCTATTCGATGCGGATTGGCCGCACACGAAGCAGGCGATTCCGTATCTCCATTTACTGCGCAAGATTGTCGCGGTCGGGCGGGTGAAGTGGATTCCAGACAGCCCGCATACGGGCAAGGATAATTGCTGCTGGTATCTGTTCGACGCGAAGTCGACCGGTCCCGCCGTCTTCCATGGCAGGATTGATATAGCGAGGGAGCGGACGTGACGCTTTCGATTGAACTTCCGTGGCCCCACAAGGCGCTATGGCCCAACGGTCGCGCTCACTGGCGCACCAAGGCATCGCAAACGGCAAAACACAGGCAATGGGGCTATATCGGCGCTAGTGCAGCCATCGCATCAGCAAGGGGACTGCCCCCACGCGATGAAAGAGTGTGCCTTACGCTAACCTTCTACCCTAAGCCGAGAGGCCCGGCCCCAGACCGGGACAACGCCCTGGGGAGCTGCAAGGCATATCTCGACGGCATCGCGCAGGCAATGGGCGTCAATGACCGCAATTTCGATGCGCGGGTGATCATCTCGGATGTTCGCAGCAGCAAGATTATCGTGGAGATCGCATGATGCGCGTCGAGCAGATCGGGAATGCTACGCTATATCTTGGGGATGCGCGCGAGATAGTCCCGTCCTTGGCGACTCCAATTCATGCGGTGGTGGCGGATATGCCTTATGGGCTTGGCAGCGCCAGTGGAACCCTTGGTATCGCGGCGGGACACAAGCGTGGTTACGATGTTTACGACGACACGCTTGAAAACCTCCGCGCACTAATCCCGACATTCGTTGCCGCGTTGCAAAAAGCAGGCGGCAGGGGCATTGTGACCCCCGGTCCCGCGCACGCATGGGAATATCCCAAACCTGATGCTTTTGGTAGCTTTTTTCAACCGGCCTCTACGGGAATATGCGGCTGGGGGCGCCCAACATCTCAGCCGATTTTGTACTATGGCAGGGACCCCAGAATCGGAAAGACGATAGATCGAACGTCTATTCAAATGACGGAGCCTGCGTCCTGTCCCGAGCATCCATGCAGCAAGCCCATAAAGGCATGGTCTTGGCTAGTCTGGAAGGCGGCAGTCGATGGTGAGACGATTCTGGACCCCGTGATGGGTTCCGGCACAACCGGCGTAGCCTGCGCGCCGCTCGGGCGCACCTTCATTGGTATAGAAATTAGCGAAACCTATTTCGATATAGCCTGCAAACGGATTGAGGATGCCCAGCGCCAGGGTGATCTATTCAAGGCGAATGTCGCATGACCCCCACCATATCCGAGATACAGACAGCGGTATGTGAGTATTATGGGCTGAAACTGGCCGACATGACTTCGGACCAGCTATCGCCCCGTCTCTCAGGCCCGCGGCACTTGGCGATCTATCTGTGCCTTGAGCTTACCAAGGGTACGCAATCTGCCATCGGCAGGCGATTCGGGGGCCGAGATCACAGCACGGTAGTTTACGCCCGAAGCATGGTGGCAAAGCGCCTCGCGAACGATCCGGAAACCGCGGAAGCGGAACGCTCGATCCGAGCTGCGATTGGCCGCGCTGTTGAGATTCGGGACGTATTCACCCTTCCGCCTGATTTGAGGCCAACGGGGTTGCGCTGGGGATGAAACCGAAAGCCTACGATCCTCTTTTGCTGCGCCTCGCGGAGCTGGCGAAAGTCAGGCCGCCGCACGTGCATCATTGCCTTCACGCCATAGCAGAAAGCCGGGGCAAGTTCAACGCGGCGGCCTATGCCGCGTTCTCCAATCTCGACGTTGCCCATGTAACACGAATGCTCGACGTGTTCGAAAAAGAGGGGATTCTTGACACGACGCCTCGGGAAGCCGGGCCTAGGGCATCCCGTCTGCCCGCGGACTTCGTGATGCCTCCCGAGTGGATCATGTGGGCGCAGACGCAGCGCGCATGGACGCGAGACGTTGCAGAGACCGAGGCCGCCAGCTTTATAGACTATTGGCACGCACAGCCCGGCCTGAGAGGCCTCAAGACCGATTGGGAAGCGACATGGCGCAATTGGGTTCGTCGCTCACATACCCCCAATGGCGAGCCAGTGAAGGCCAAGGCCGATCCCGAGGTATTCCGCCAGCTCTGCAAGCAGCAGATAGAGCATTTCACCCGGACGCGGAATGACAGGGAAGTGCGGAACTGGCGGCGCAAGCTGGAAGAGGCGGGTTAGTCCCACGAATCCAGCCGTGACCAATCGGCAACCGAGCGCTTGGCCCGCAATATTTCCTGCCCCTTCTCGCTTGCCCAAAATTGCTTCGATTTCGCGCGGCCCAATTTTTTCGCTCGCGGCTTTCTATCTTTGTCCTTCATATAGTTTCACTCTCACCCAGTAGGTATCTGACCTTTGGTGAAACCCGAGCGAAGCAGGCACAGGACGACAAGCCCCTACCATGTAGAAGCCTGTCCGACCCGCTTCAGTCGATTGCTGACCTTCGGAGCCAACCCTCGCATTACAGGCCTTCTGGGATGAGAGTATCCAGAAGTTGGCCGCAGCTTGTGACGGTTTCTCTCCCGCCAGTCATCCCCGCTCGGCCTTTCGGACTCGGGTTGCGCTTTGATGACGCCCCTTCTGGTAACGCGAACCGTCCGCACGCCAGAGGATTTAGCGAACCCATGCGAACGCGGGGATAATGCCAAAACCAAACGGGGCTTGCAACTTTTTTCTGACGCGTGTATTGAGGAGCGAGCGGCGTGAAAGCGCCGCATCGCCGGGCCACGGAAAAGTGCAAGCCCCTCGGATAGGCCGCGAACCCCGTCCGAGGGGCTTCGCACGTCTGGCGCCCAGCTAACCCATTATAAACCCTCAGACACGAGATAATTACGCGAGAGGGCTTGACAGCCTCCCGGATCGCAGGCAGCATCACACTCGGCAAATGGGCCACGCTATTGGAGTCAACGCATGAAGACGATCACAGCTCGCCTGACGAGCATTTCCCCTTACTCGCAGTCTCGGCATTACGATACCCCGAAGCTCGAACGCGAGCTGGCGAAGGATTACGAATCGCGGACGTGGCGCGACCGCCTGCACGCAGACAAGGACGGGATGGTCTTCATTCCTCCGATGGCCTTCAAGAACGCACTGGCGGAGGCCGCGAAGTTCATGTCGGTACAGATTCCCGGCAAGGGCAAGAGCACCTACACCAAGCACTTCGAGGCCGGTGTGCTGGTAATGGACCCTCTCCCGCTCGGAATCCACAAGAATGACGTGACCGGCGAATGGCTGTTCGTCCCCAGCGACGGTCGCCGCGGCTCCGGCTCGCGCGTCGACAAGTGCTTCCCCATTATTCCCGAGTGGACGGGCGACGTGACGTTTCATGTGCTCGACGATATCATTCGAGAGGACGTGTTCCGCCAGCATCTTGAGGCGGCGGGCAAGTTCATCGGCATTGGCCGCTTCCGGCCCCGCAACAACGGCTTCTATGGCCGGTTCAGCGTGGACGATATGACGGTCGAGTAATTACGCTAGCAGGCTGCGCCTGGCTGGTCTCGACTGGTCGCGGCAAGGTGCGGCAAGTCCGTGTGACGCAAGGCAAGAAACACACGGGCTGATATTAGTATGCGGCGGCGCGAGTCGCGGCTGGGTACGGTTGGGCACGTCGCCTCCTTGTGAGGCAAGGTGAGGCAATGCCGGTCCAGTTAAGTCGCGTTAACGCGGGGCATAACAAGTCAAGGTTCAACATGGAGTCAGTGGAATGGCACAGACAATTGCAGAACAGGCGGTCGATACGCGGCTTTTGGTGGGAATTCTATCCAAGGCGGCCATAGGCCAGGAATTCACTTACCAGCGCCTGAGCGCTGAATTGGGGCGAAAGATCGTCGGCAACGATTCGAATCTCATGTCGGCCCGCAAGATCGTGCAGCGGGATTTCGATATCGTATTCGACGTGCAGCGCGGCCACGGTATCAGGCGCCTCTCGGACCCCGAGATCGTTGCGCTCGGCGACCGGCTTACGGGCAAGGTTCGCCGCGCCGCCCGGCGTACCGTAAGGCAGGTCAGCCTAGCTCGGGACGAGCATTTGTCCAAGGATGAGATCGTGCACCGCAACGCCGTGGTGAGCATGGCCGGGGCGATCATGCACATGGCGACGCGGAGCAACGTGGCGAAGCTGGAAAGCGCCGTCCGCGTGAATGCCGCGGAGCTGCCGGTGGGCAAGACGTTGGAGCTGTTCAAGAGTTAACGTGGCAACGCGTGATGGGGCACGGCATGGTTTGGCGAAGTGATGCATAATGAGGCAAGGAAATATCGTCAGGCTCGGCAATGCGGCGCATGGCGAAGTGAGGTATGGCAGGGCAATGTGAGGCAAGGAAAATGACCACAGAAGAATTCATCGCAGCCCGCAAGACCTTGGGATACACGCGCCCTGAGATGGTGGTTGCCTTGCGCATGAAGGGCGAGAACGCAGTGCGCGCGATAGAGCAAATGGAGAGCGGCGGCACCATCACCGGTCCAATGAGTCTCGCCGTTCAAAAATTGCTAGACGATCACGCCCGGAAATAAGGCTTGACGGCAGCACACCGTTGGCCCATAAGGATCACAGAGCCGATGCGGCTCGCTCTTGAGGAGATACGAGATGCCCCGCGATATTGAAACGATTGCCGCGGATATCGCCGCGGTGGACAGCGAGCGCTGCGAATACGAATCGGAAACCCTGCGCCTCGTCTATGAGGTCAAGGCCAAGCGCAGCGACGGGCTTTCCGAGATTTCGCGGCGCCTATCCGCGCTCAAGCGCGAGCAGCAAGAGGCGCGGGATGCCGCTGTGGTTCCCCACGAATGGGAGGGGCGCAAGGTCACTCGGGACGAGGTCAAATATTCTCGTAGCTGGCGCGGGGGAGAAAAGTCCCGCACGCCGGTCTTTGGTATTGTCGAGACCGCGACATCCCAAACGCAGTCTCCGGCCAATTGCCGTTACAGCGTCCCCCGCGTCGGCCTGCCTATCGTCCGGCTTCTCAAGAAGGACGGTACGCCGGGCCTGAAGTTCGAGACGCTGGCACGATACGAGCATCAAGAACAATGGAAGCTGGCCGAATGAACATCAAGGCGGCCCGCCACCGGCTCGGCATGAGCATCACAGAGTTTGCGGGGCTGCACCGCGTGGCCCCACAGACCGTGAGACGCTGGGAGATGGCCCCCGATGCTCAAAGCTACCGCGAGCCATCCGGATCGGCGCTAGCATTCACACAGGCATTGCTGGACGGATATCGCCCGAAAATAATCCCGCAAGACCCCTGATTATCACTTGACCCGCCCGCTGTCTCGTGTAAGATGGGGGCATAGCAAGGGAGTTGAGAAGATGGCGAGCGAACATATGGGATTGCCGGCCCTCCGCAAGGGCGCCGCAAGGGCATTTTGCAAATGCACAATGCATGGAAGGGTTGGCTGGTATGATTACATCCCCTACAGTTTGTCGGTTCCTATATTCGTGATGCCCTGCGGTTGCGGTCATGGCGGCATGACGAGGGTCGGCGAGGAGGAGTTTTACTCCGCGCTCAGTGCCGCATGACCCACCCCAACAACCCCAAGCACCAAGCCGCATTCCGCGCCCGCCGAGCCGAGAGATTTGCGCGCATGGAAACGAAGCTGCGCGAGATCGTCAAGGAATTGGACGGCAATGAAAAGCCATTGGCCATCAAGCTCCGCGCGCTGGCAGAGGAGGGATTGAGGTGAGCGATATATTCGCTTGGCTGTTCGGAGTGGTGCCGGTGGAGCGCTTCTGGATATATTTGATAATGGCCTTGTCGTTGTTGGCAGCGGCCGCTCAGTCTGGCGCGGGAGGAAAGGCCAGAAGGATAACGTCTGCGCCAAAGGACGGTCGGCAGATTTTGGTTTACGATGGCTTGTGGTTTGTTGTCCGTTGGCGAGAGGTGGGCGGTAGGTACGGTTTTTTCTCCCACGATGATATGGAGGTTGCGTGGGCTACTGCTTGGGCGCGCCTGCCGCGTCATTTAGGACGTAAGCCATATATTCCAAAGGGTTACCCAGCATGACCGAGAACATGGTAGAGCGGGTGGCGCGCATTCTGAAAGACGAATTGCAGCGCCAGATAAACGGCGGTTGTCGTGAGCGCGGCGTAATCGAAGCTGACGTCGTGGCTCGCGCTGCCATCCAAGCTATGCGCGACTGCACTCCGGAGATGGAGGCTGCGGCGATTGAGGCTGGTACCGAATACTACCGCGGCGATCCCATAGGCTGGAAAGAGATTCCCGTGATGTGGCAAGCCATGATCGACGAAGCGCTCAAATGACCAAGCCCATCGCCACCGCCCGCATATCCTTCTGGCGCGAGCGGGGCATGCCTGAGCCGACGATAACGGATGTGATCGAATGGCTCAGTCAGCTCGACGAAAAGCCCGTCGAAGGATACAACTCCCTGCGGTATAGCAGGCTCAAGATCGAGGCTGTAGAAATAGGCCAAGCCATTGAATCGGAGGCAAAATGAATACCGAAACCCGCTGGCACCCCACTATCGGCATTACCTTTGCCGTAGCGATTAGCTGCGCATGCTGGGCCGCATTGGCGTGGGCTGTGGCAGCGTGGATTGTGTCGTGAGATATCTCCGCACCTACCTGCGACTGTCCCTATTGAGCATCACCCCTCCCTCTGCTACATAGCCTGCGAGGAGCACACCATGACCCCCATCGGCGACCATCCCTGCAAGCCCCTTCCCGCTCGTACCCGCGCCGCGATGGAAAAGGGCATGCCCCAGCGCAAGGCAGTAGCCACCACGACCAAGCCGGTGAGCATGGTTCGCGTGAACCGGCCTGCGTAAGATTGCTGTGAACGCTGATGGCTTTCGTAAAGGGACAGAGCGGCAATCCGGGCGGAAGGGCCAAGGCGCGGCTTCCTGATGGCCGCACTCTACAAGAGTTGGCGCGCGAGCATACGGAAACAGCGATTCTTACGCTAGCCGATATCGCGGGAGACGAGGGCGCGTCGGAGGGTGCGCGCGTATCCGCGGCTACGGCTCTTCTGGATCGCGGCTGGGGTAGGCCAACGCAGGCGGTTGTGGTAGAGGACATCGGTGACAAGCCTGCTTCCGAGCGACCGAGCGCAGTATACGACGCTCTTGAATGGCTTAGCGCAGCTCGCGGAGCAGCGGAACGAGCCACCCACTGAGCCGCTGCGCTGGCTCTGTCGCAACGACCTGTACTTCCTCCTGCGCTACGCCTGCAACCGCCCGGACTGCGACAACGATTGGGTATTCGAGCGGTGCCGGGAGGTACAGGCCAGCCCCAACGGGCATTTAGACCTGTGGTTTCGGGAAGGCTATAAGTCCACAATCGTAACCTTCGCTCTTACGATACAAGACATCCTGAACGATCCCGAACTTACGATAGGTCTGGCATCTCACACGAGACCGATTGCCAAAGCCTTCCTGCGCCAGATCAAGCGGGAGTTTGAGGGCAACGAGACACTGAAGGGATGGTTTCCAGAAATCCTGTACGAGAACCCGCAGAAGGAAAGCCCGAAGTGGAGCGAGGATGACGGGATTGTCGTAAGGCGCAAGTCGAATCCGAAAGAGGCGACTATCGAAGCATGGGGAGTGGTGGATGGCCAGCCCACGTCAAAGCACTACAAGCTTCTCGTGTACGACGACATTGTGACGCGAGAATCCGTCAGCACCCCCGAGATGATGGCGAAGACGACAGAGGCGCTGGCGCTGAGCTACAACCTTGGCGCCCATGGCGGCGCTCGACGGTTCATTGGCACCCGCTATCACTACAACGACACCTACAAGACGATCATCGAGCGAGGCACGGTGCAGCCGAGATTGTACCCCGCGACCGACAACGGGAAGGTTGACGGCAAGCCGGTGTTTCACACAGTTGAGGCGCTGGCGGAAAAGAGGCGGGACATGGGGCCATATGTGTTCGGGGCGCAGATGCTACAGGACCCCACTGCCGACGCGACGCAGGGCTTCAAGGAGGAATGGCTGCAATACGCCCGTCCGAGTCCCTTCGGCCTCAACATCTACATGGTCTTCGACCCCGCCAGCGCGAAGAAGAAGGACAGCGACTATACGGCAGGGTTCGTTATCGGCATGGGCGCGGATCGCAACATGTACGTGCTGGACATGGTGAGGGACCGGTTGAGCCTGACGGAGCGCGCGGACCTTGTGATGAACTGGCACCGCAAGTGGCATCCTCTCGCGGTAGGGTATGAACGCTACGGCATGATGGCCGATATCGAGCATATGCGAGACCGGATGGAGCGGGAGAACTACCGCTTCCCGATTATCGAGCTTGGCGGACAAATGCCCAAGCTGGACCGCATACGCAGGCTGGTGCCATGGTTTGAGCAAGGGAGGGTCTATTTACCACCGCAGCTCGACAAGACGAACTATGAGGGCCGCAGCGTCAATCTCGTGGAATCGTTCCGGGTAGACGAGTTCATACCCTTCCCTGTCGGCATGCACGATGATATGTTGGACGCATTGGCCCGGATACTCGACGATGAGATGCCCGCCGATTGGCCGATGCCGGGCGATGTAGACGATGATCAGCCGCCACAGAGGCGGGGAAGTTCGGGGTATTGAGATACAGCGGCATGCCTGAGGTGGCGTGAGATAGCCGAAAGGCCTAGGCTCAACGTTATGGACTAAGGGTGAAGCCGAGCAAACGTTTCGCGCAAAGTCGGCACTGATACGCGGGACGGCGAGGGTTCGAATCCCTCTGTCGCTGTATGATGAGCGTAGCCCTCGTAAGGGGTAGGTGAACCTCAGGCCGGTAGAGCGTCCGCGCCCGTAGGCTCCCGCCAGCGGGAGAATATCACCGCTGCTACTGCGCTCTTGCCTGTTTTTTCAGCACATGATACCAAGCCGCCATGCCCCGCTCTCCCGACCTGCAAGCCCGCATTGACGCCATCCGCGCAACGGCTGCGCCCGAGAGCGACGAACTGACGGCGCTGCGGACGAAACTGGCGGCGCGCGAGGGAAGGGCGGGATTCAAGGCCAACGTGATCGAGATCAAGGCGCGCATTGCCGAATTGGAGGGCGTCGATGCCGAGTGAAGCTAGCGATGCTCTGTTCGAAGAGATGGCCTCGATCTTTGAGGTTAAATGCCATTGCGGCGCAAGGATGGGGCATCACTCGACACGGAGTGGCCTCGTCTGCCAAGAAGGACACCAGCAGCCGCGGCATCCCTCATTGGAGGGCGATGATGGCCAAGCCGTCATCGCCCAGATGCTACAAGAGCACGTAGAGCTATGCCGCAAGGTGGCGGAGGAATCGGGCGACAGCGGCGTTCTCGATATCGCCCGCCGCGCAGAGGATTGGGGCGTTGAGGCGCTCGCAAGACGAGGAGTATCTAATGACTAACACCCCCAAGAAGCCCGGCCCTCAGGTCGAGCACGACACGCATGAAGAGCGCATTGCCCGGCTTGAGAAGGCTGTGATGCTGGGCGATCCGACTTCTGCGGCGAAGTTCATCAAGAGCCGCGGCGACAAGTGAGGGCTGCGATGGCCTTGGCGTTGGCGGACGATAGGCCAGAGACTATCCTTCGCGCCTATGCGGCCACGCATGCCGTTGTAACAAGCCCCAAGCAGACGACGCTGCAGGCCCGCACCATGACAGCCTCAGAGCTTCGCTCGGCAAGGGTGCGGATGGGCATGACGCAGAAGGCCCTCGGAAGGGCGCTTGGGCTGTCCCCGGTATGGATTTCGCTCATGGAGACCGGCAAGCGTGATATCGAGCCTCGCACGGCTCTTGCGGTGCGCTATCTAGCGTGGAGCGCATAGGTGGCAACCGCCTTCTACGAACCCTCTGAGATCGGCGCAGGCGAGGGGGCATTCGCTCCCCAGCAAGAGGAAGCGCAGCCGCTAATCATGCAGCTCGCAGCCCATGGCGGCAATCTCGCGGAGTTCTTCAGCGAACAGGAGTTAATCGCTCTCGGCTCAAGGGTTGTAGAGGATTATGAACGCGACTGCTCATCTCGTGGCGAGTGGGAGGAGAAAGCTAAACGCGCCCTTCGATCTGCCAGTCAAGAGGGCGATCTTAGCAACCCTGATTCGTATAGGGTCTGGAAGGGCGCGGCAGATATCCACTACCCCATCCTCACGATAGCCGCGACCGAGTTCAACGCTCGCTCCTACCCTGCGATCTGCAAGGGTGACGAAACGGTACAGGTCAAGGTCATCGGCTCGGACAAGGGGCGCCCGATCATCGGCCCGGATGGACAGCCTGCGGTGCTGGTCGAAGGCCAGCCCATGGCCGCCAGTCAGTTCATGCAGCTTGCCCAACAGGCGCAAATGGCTGGACAGGAGCCGCCCCAGCCCGAGCCTGCGTGGCAGATTCCTCCCGGCGCAAAGTCCAAGCGCGCACAGCGGGTAAAGGAATATCTCAACATCGTCCTCAATTACCGCATGGACGATTGGGAATCTGATACCGACATGTTGCTGTATCAGCTTCCTATCGTGGGGTGCGGGTTCCGCAAGGTATGGTGGGACAATGCCTTGGGCCTGCCGTGCTGCCGCTATGTCCCGGCTCTGAGGCTTCTGGTGCCGATGGACGCCACGAGCCTTGAGACGGCGCCTCGCATCACCGAGGAAGTGCCGGACGTATTCCCGTACCAGATTCGCCAGCGGATGGCGCGCGGGGAATATCGCACCGTTGACCTTGGAACCAGCGAGGGCGAGAACGCAGGGGATGATGAAGCGGCTCGGATGCTGCTTGAGCAGCACCGGCTGATAGACCTTGACGAGGACGGATACGAAGAGCCGTACATCGTCACCGTCGACAAGCAGAGCAGCGAAGTGCTCGCCATTGTGGCTGCATACGACCCCGAAGATATCGAGATGAACGAGCGTTCGGGGATCCGGATCGAGCGCACGAGCTTCTACATCAAGTACGACTTCCTGCCCCATCCCGAGGGCAAGTTCTATGGCATCGGCTTCGGGCACCTGCTTGCCGAATTGAGCGAGGTCATCAACACCAGCATCAACCAGATGATCGACGCCGGGCACGCGCAGATTGCTGGGGGCGGGTTCATGGCTGGCGGCCTGAGATTGCAGGGCAACGGCCAGACCAATACCCTGAGGTGGCGTCCGGGCGAGTACAAGGTTGTCAACGCACCCGGTGGGGACTTGAGAGGGGCCATTTGGGAGCGAACCTTCCCCAATGCGCCTCCGGTCATGTTTCAGGTGCTTGAGCTTATGCTGGGTGCTGCTCAGGATGTGGCGGCGATCAAGGATGTCACTTCGGGCGATGCGTCCAACATGGGGCAGGTGGGGACAACGCTCGCCCTCATTGAACAGGGATTGCAGGTCTTCACCGCGATCTACAAGCGCGTGTTCCGGGCGGAAAAGGCAGAGTTTTCACTGATCTACCGGCTGCTTGGGAGGTACGGCACGCCGCAGACGGCAGAAGACTATATGAACGTGCTGGACGATCCCGAAGCGAATTGGGAGCAGGATTTCAACGCCAAGGACATGGACATCCGCCCTGTCAGCGACCCGGCGAATGTGACGCGGATTCAACGCATGGCTAAGGCCCAGTTCCTCCTCGAAACCGGGAGCGAGGACCCCAATGTGGACCAGCGCGCGCTCAAGCGGAGAGTGTGGGAGGCCGCAGACATCGAGGATATCGACGAACTGTTGCCGCCGCCCGATCCGAATGCACCACCACCTCCGGACACAATGAAAACACTGTCCGAGGTGGCGAAGAACGAAGCCGAGACGGAGTACAAGAAGGCGCAGACCGCCAAGCTTGGCTTTGAGGTGGGCAAGGCTGCCGGTGAGGCCGAGGCGGGGATTCCGGGAGAGGAGATGGCCGATGCGGCATGACATTCTCCTTCCGAAAGACTTTGTAGTCGCAGATTCCAACGGAGAGCCGACACCGGAGTTTGTGCACTGGTGGGCTGAGCAATACAATCCTGTCACCAAGTGGCTATCGGATCTGTTTGATGCCCGCTGAAATCACCGAAGACGACTTCCTGACATGGCGAGAGAATGCCGTCACCCGTTGGGTATTTGCTGCCGCCGGGCGCGCCGTAGAGGCGCAGCGCATCGGATGGGAGGCAATGTCATGGGACACGGGCGAATGCGATCCCGTCATGCTGGCGGTTCTCAGAACCCGCGCCGATGCGTACCGAGCTTTGTACGAAACCACTTATGCTGATTGGAAGAGCCTGCATGAAACTCCCGACGCTTGAAGAGTGTAACCCCGGCATCAGAGCGACCGGGTTCTGCGTACTGGTAGCCCTTCCCCCGAAAGAAACCGTGACCGCGGGCGGCATCATCATCCCCGAATCCGCGGGCGAGCGCCAGCATATCGCCAAGTGCGAGGGGTTGGTGGTTTCCATGTCCCCAGCCGCTTTCGACTTCGCCGACTTCAAGGGCGAGCACGCCGAAGTTGGGGATGCGATCATGTTCCCCAAGCATGCTGGCATGATCGTTGAGGGCAAGGACGGCAAGGAATACCGCCTCATTCAAGACCGTGAAATCTGGGGCATCGTAGAGGAGAATCCCAATGGCTGAAGAGCAGCTAGAAGAAGCTGGCGCAGAGGACACGCCCGAAATCGTCGAAGAGCCTGCGCTACCCGGCGTAGAGGAGCTTGCCGCCGAACTTGGCTGGAAGCCCAAGCCTCAATGGAAGGGCAACGAAGAAGACTGGCGCGATGCTGCCGAGTTCATCCGCCACGGCCAGAACGGCCCGCTTGTCCGCAAGCTCGCCGCGCTGGAGAAGTCGCACGAACAGCTTCTCCGCACCGCCGCCAAGACGACCGAGCGGATGCTACAGGAGCAGGAAGCCAAAATCATCGCGCGCTTCGAGCAGGCGGTAGAGGAGGACGACAAGCGGGGTGCCGCAGATGCGGCACGAGAACTGGCACAGGTGCAGGCCGAGCGCAATCAGCCCGATCCGCTTGTTGCCGAGTTCGTCGAGCGCAATCCATGGTACGGCAAGGACCCCGACGCGACCGATTACGCCGCTGTCATCACGGATCGGCTGGCTAAGCAGGGCAAGAGCGTTTCGGAACAGCTTGAGGCTGCTGAAATCGCAGTCAAGAAGCGGTTTTCGGAGCTATTCGAGGATGCCAAACCTGTGCGCAAGGCGCCATTGGTTGCATCTCCCAACACGCGTACGGCCAACGGCGCTCCGAGGGCCAAAACTACCGCAGACTTGCCCCGCGATGTGCGGGCGGCTGGCGAGGAAATGGTGAAGATGGCTGCCACCAAGGGCTTCAAGTACACCATCGACGATTATTCCCGCACCTATTGGAGCGAACAGGGCGAAGCCGCCTGATTTTTCTGATTGACCTGCCCGATTTTTAGGCACATAGGAGATTACAGTGGTACAGACCGCTAACGTTCGCCGAGGACGCCCCCCGAAGCCCCAGACGGCTTCCCTCTCGGCAGATACCGCGCCAGTCGAGGAACTGGCATCGCCCCGAGCACTGGAAATGCGCCGCGAGAGGCGCCGCCGTGAGCCGGGCACCGTAGACACAACCGCACGCCTCAAGCTTGTCGTGCCTCCCGCCATCCAGAAGCAGTTGGACGAACAGGGCATGACCGCCCGCTGGGCACTCGATTCCGGGGGCCGCGTACAACAGCTACAGGCCGAGGAATGGGACATTGTTCCGGGCGTCGATCCGGTGTCCGCATCCCGCTCCGATGATTCGCAGCTCCGGCTGATGGCGAAACGCAAGGACTGGTACGTGGAGGACCGCGCGCCGCTTGCAGAATTGAACAAGGCCAACGAGCGCAGGGCCGCACGGGGCGACGCACCTTCCGACGAGGATGGCGCAGTGAGCACCGAGCAGACCTACACTCCGCGGCATACGCAAAACCGGATTACCCGAGGGACCTAACGTCAGGCCCCTCAAACGAGGGGTTAGACATGGCCAATTCGAATGCACCTACCGGCCTTTGGGTCACGCGCCTTCGCAACGGCGCGCCTTGGGTAGGCCCGCTACGCACCTATTACCATCCGGCCACGGACAATGCGGCGCTGTATGTCGGCGATCCCGTGGTTCTGGCGGGTTCCGGTGACGCGCGCGGGGTCCCCACGGTGACGCTTGCGACCGCTGGCGCCACCAATCGGATCACCGGCGTGGTTGTCGGCTTCCTGCCGACTTCGCCCTACATGCTCAAGTACGGGGCCGCCAGCACGGCTTTCTATCCCATTGTCTGCGATGATCCGGCTGCGCTTTTCGTGGTGCAGGAGGACAGCGCGGGCGGTGCGCTCACGGCGGACAACATCGGCGAGAACATCGATCTGATCGCGGCTGCCGGAAACCCCAACACGGGCACTTCGGGCTGGATGCTCGACAGTTCGTCCGCTGGCACGGGCGCCACCAAGCAGATGCGCATCATCGGCCTGTTCGACGCTGCCGACAACGCAATCGGCACCAACGCCAAGTGGCTTTGCGCCATCAACCTTCCGACTGAGACCGGCGCTGCCGGTGCTCTCGGCGTCTAAGGGGGAATAGAGACATGCCCGCAGGTGTTATCACTCGTTCCGCCCATCCGGACGCCCTTTGGCCCGGTGTCAAGGACTGGTTCGGCCTCACGTACAAGCAGCTTGCTCCGCAGTGGTCGCAGATTTTCGAGCGGCAGGATTCGGACAAGTTCCAGGAGATCGTGGTTGAGGCCACGACCTTCGGACTCGCCCCGGTCAAGGCCGAGGGCGCGCCGATCCAGTACGACTCGGATCAGGAAGGCTACAAGAGCACGTTCACGCATGTCGTGTACGCTCTCGGCTATATCGTGACCATGGAGGAACTAGCGGACGGCAAGTACCGCATCATCTCCACGCGCCGCGCTTCTAACCTTGCCCGCTCGATGCGCTGGACTGCGGAGATCGTGCACGCCAACATCCTCAACAACGGCTTCGACACCAACTATCCCATCGGCGACGGCGCGGCGCTGTTCTCTGCCTCGCATCCGACGCTTTCGGGCAACCAGTCGAATCTCCTGACTCCGGCAGATATCTCGGAAACCTCGTTGGAGGACGCTACGAAGCGCGTGTGGCGCATCAAGAACAACCGCGGCGACTATGTTGCTGCGGGGATCAAGCGCGTCATCATCTCGCCGGAAGATGCGTTCAACACCACCCGCATTCTCAATTCGGTGTTGCGCCCGGGCACCGCGAACAACGATATCAACGCGCTCAATTCCATGGGCATCGTGCCGGAAGTGGTGGTGAACAACTACCTTACCGACACCGACGCATGGTTCGTGCAGACCGATGTGCCGGAAGGCCTGATCTCGATGTGGCGCAACGACCCCACGCTTGAGCAGGACAACGACTTCGACACGAAGAACGCGCGTGCGTCGAGCTACATGCGGTTCGCGGCTGGCTGCGCAGATTTTCGCCAGATTTTTGGCAACGCCGGGGCCTAGGCGGGACACAAAATGACGGGCCTCCCTCAGACACGGCCCAAGGGCTATTTTCAGGGCGAGAGTCTTGGGGTCTGTATGCGGTGCGGTTTCACTCGCTTCGTATCTCAGCTCACGCTCGAATGGTCCGGGCTTCGGGTTTGTCGCAAGACCGAGGGCGCCAATGGCTGTTGGGACCCTCGCCCGCCGCAGATGACGCCGCCGAATGTGTGGGCTGAGGGCCTCCCTGTGCCGGGGGCGTCCCCCCGCCCGCCGCCCGTGTTCATTGATCCCGAGAACGGGATTACTCCTGCCGATTTGGACCCAAGAGGGGGAGACTAGTGCCAACGTCCGGGACCATCTCTGGCACGCTGACGGCCAACGAAATCTGTTCGCTGGCGGCGCAGGAGCTTGGGGTCTACTCGGCAGGTGAGGTTCTTTCTGCCGCAGACGCAAGCGCCATGATGTCCCGGCTGACGTGGATGCTTAAGAGCCTCCAAAGCGATGGTGTGAACCTCTGGCGCGAGGCGGAGGGCGTCGCGGAGTTCCTTGAGGGCGAGAAGACCGTCACGCTCGACCCTCGGTGCATCGACGTTCTTGAGGCGCGGTATCAGCAGAGTTCGTCTTTCCAGCTTCCCATGCAGCGCTGGGAGATTGGCGAGTACATGCGCATCCCGAACAAGGATCAGCCGGGGCCAACCCCGCTGGCCTTCTATCTCCGCAAGCTGGTGGATTCGGTGACAATGACAATCTGGCCGGTGCCGAGCCAGGATTTGGAGATCAAGTACAGCTATGCCCGGGTTATCGAGGACGTGACGAACCTCAACCAGACAATCGACGTGCCGCAGCAGTGGATGGAAACGCTATACATGAATCTGGCGGCAAGATGCGTGACATTGTTTGGAGTTACAAGGCTCGATCCTGCGACCGTGGCGATAGTCAGTCAAAGGGCCGCGATGCTTGAGCAGAAGCTGCTCGACATGGACCGCCCTGCGAGCCTGTTCATGGGCAACGTGTACAGCGATTTCTTTTGATTTTCAGGGAGTTATCTAAATGCCTTACACAAACTTCCCCGGCGGCATTACCTCTCAGGGGGTGCCGGTGATGGCTGGCCCCACCGTGTTTGGCCGCGTGTGGTTCGTCAACACTGTCACAGGGTCTGATGGCAATGACGGCCAGTCCACGGATTCCGCCTTCTCGACGATGGCGCAGGCCCTGAGCCGCGTCGGCGACAATGACGTGGTGTATTTCCGCGGCACCGTGCGCGAGCAGATCGTTGCTCCCTTGGGTGTGCAGGGTGTTTCGATCATCGGCGCTGCCGGTGGTGGTGTGAGGGACGATGACGGCGCCAAGTGGACCTATCCTTCGTCCGGCGCTACGGCAGGAGGCGCGCTTCTGCTTGTTCGTGAGCAGGGTTGGAGCGTTTCCAACTTCCTGATGACGCCGGAGCCGACTTCCGGCGCGGCCATCGAGCTTCGCCGCGCGGAGAATGCGACCTATCCGGACGGCTCACATTTCATTGCCACGGGAATGCGCTTCGTCGGTGTCGACGTTACCACGACCTACGGCATTCGCGATATCGGCGGCTGTTCCAACGTGCTGGTGCAGAACTGCGAGTTCTATCTCCTCACTACGGGCTATTATTGCTCCTCCACGGCGATTGCGGTCCCGCTGCGCTGCCGGATCATGGGCAGCCGCTTCCTTCAGAACACGAACGATATCGTCGCCCCGATGAGCTATTGCTATATCGAGGGGAACCGGTTCCTTTCGTCCGCTGCCACGGTGAAAATCAACAATTCGGGCGGCGGCTATTGCGTCGTGACGGGCAATGTCTTTCCGGATGCGGCTGCGGATATCGACCCTGCGCACGGCTATGACGGCAACGCGACCGACACATGGACCGGCAATCTCGTGGGCAATCAGGCGGCATTCGTCTTCGGCGATCCTGCGTAAGGAATAGAGCATGGCCCTGGTATCCTTTGGCATCGGGGACCGTCTTGCGGGATGGCTGGTAGCGCTCGGCAGCGGCTATCAGGCGTATCTTCGCGGGACCGTTCTCACGAACAGTTCCGGCACGGAAATGGGAACGGCTGGGAACCCGCTTATCACCGCGGGAGCTGGCGGTTCGGGGATGACGCAGGCGGAGTTTATCGCCGCGCTCAAATCCGGCACCGGCACGAAAACCAGCGTCAACAGCGGCACCGGAAGCGTCACGATCCTTGCGAGCAATGCCAATCGCAAGGGCGCAAGCGTCACGAATACGGATGCCAATATCCTGTATCTCGACTTGTCTGGCGGCACGGCTACCAATGCGAGCTACACCGCGGCAGTGGCATCCGGGGCTTATTATGAAATCCCGTTCGGCTACACCGGCCTGATTACCGGAATCTGGGCGGGTGATGGCTCCGGGGCTGCCCTTGTAACCGAGTTCACCTGAGGGGAGAACGGCAGTGCCATTGTACGGCGCCCCGGTCGATGTTTCCGCGCTGACGGCGGTAATATCCGCAAAGGCGGACGTGTCCGCGATTCCATCCCCTTCGGACGCGACTCCTTACGGGTGCGGCGTTCCTGCGAGCGGGGTGGGGAGTGGCTTCGCCCGATTCGATCACGTCCATTCACCATTCCCATATTCGGAAGTCTACCGGGACAGTGGGCAAACCACGGGTATCCAGACCATCACGCTGCGCAGCATCCCTGTCCCCGTCAACGTGGCATACGATATCGACGTGGTTATCATCGGCCTCACTAGTGCTCTTACACAATCGGCGCGCGTCGGCATTTCGTGCGTGGTGGCGAGAGGCGCGGGGAATGTGTTCCGCAGCGGCACGCCTCTGGCGGCGGTTATTTCGGGCATCGGCGGGATCGTAGGCAATATCACCGCCAACACGGGCACGCAAAGCGCGGATATCACCATAACCGGGGGTGCCGCCACAACTACCAACTGGAAGTGCTGGACGATTGTCCGAAAGGGTACCTGATGGGCAATACGATGATAAACGGCTGGCGCGACATGGGATTCGATACCGTGCCGCTGACTTCCGGCGACAACACGCCCCCGGCCCGGGAATATCTTGTCCTTGAGCCTCAGGGGGATGGGGATCGCATCGTCGGTTTCGAAGTGCCCGACGAGGGAGCGAACTGGATATTCGAGGTGTCCAACGGTGATCCCGCGCAGACACTCAATATGGACTTGATTGCGGGATCGTTCGGCCAGTCCCCTCCGGAGATTCTTCTGCCGCCCGGCTTTTCCAAGGTGCGCATTCCACCCGGCATGGCGCAGAGAATAGCCTATATCGCGGGACGGGGGTTCTTTCCCCTGTTCGCGGGGACCTTGGTGGTATAGATGCGCGCGGCATTTGGCTTTTCCGGCTTCGGCTTCGGGGGGACGGCGGGGATTATCCCTCCGCCCTATAACGCTGCCGCATCGTCCCTGTTCGCTCGTATGACAGCCCCGCCGGACTCGGCGCGGAAGGCATTGATCAGCGGCTTGATAGTGTCGCTGATCAATGCTGGCATATGGCCCAAGCTCGAATGCTTCTGGGTGATCGCGGCTCATGATGCACAGGCGGCGCAGCTCAACTGGATTTCCACCAGCTACACGCTTGTCCCGACCCTTTCCCCGACCTTCACCACCGACCGCGGTTATGCGGGTGACGGATCGACCAGCTATCTAGCAACGGGCTGGACCGCTTCGGCAGCAACGCTGTTCACGCAGGACAGCGCTGCCATGGGCATATGGCTGAATGCCGGAACCGACACCGCCAGTGCTACCGCGGTTGCGATGGGCAACACCAACAGCATCATTATCCCCCGCTCCGGCGTCGACAACATCCGGGGACGTATAAATCAGGCGGCGTCGACGGACGGAACGGGAGGGGCCGCGCCGACGCGTCTTGGCTTTACGGCCATTTCCCGCACTGCCTCCAATCTGGTGACGGCCTATCGCAACACCTCTGCGGCGGGAACGTGGGCCGATGCCTCCACGGCCCGCGCGACCGACACGCTCTTGCTGTGCGGCAGAAACTCTGCCGGTGTGCCGTCCACCACGGTCAATAACCGCGCCGCTGCTTCCTTCGTAAGCTCGGGACTGACGGGCGCGGAGATCACATCGCTTTACAATGCGCTGAATGCCTACCTTGTCGCCGTGGGCGGCCAATGATCGTCGCTTACTCCATCGGCACATACGACCGCACTGGCCTCCCGCGCGTGCGGCTACTAAACCTGTATGCAGAACAAGCTCCGTCCTCTCGCGTGCAGACGGCACTTGTCACGCGCCCGGGAATGGAAGTGGCGTACACCATCGGAATCGGGCCTATCCGGGGAATGTTCAGCCAGCCCGGAGCCTTGGACGGTGCAGTCTTTGCCGCTTCGGGAACGAACTTCTACAATGGCGAGACTCTCGTAGGAGTGGTGCCGGGAAGCGCCCGGGTGAGCATGGCGTCGAGCGCCACGCAGCTCCTGATTGCCAATGACACTGCGCTTTATATCACCGATGGCGCGACCGTCAGTCAGGTAACGTTTCCCGACGATGCCGGGGTCACTTCGGTTGCCTACATCAACGGCTATTTCCTTGCGGCAAGGGCCGATAGTCAGCGCTTCTATTGGTCCGACATTCTCGACGGGGAAGCGTGGGACGGCCTCAACTATGCTTCGGCAGAAAGGGCGCCTGACGATCTGGTGGCGATATGGGTTGTCTCCGATCAAATCTGGATGTTCGGCGAGATCACGACCGAGGTGTGGATTCCGACCGGCGACGGAGAGGTTCCTTTCCAGCGCGTTGACGGGCGGCTATACGATCAGGGGTGCCTCGCACGAGACACGATTGCCAAGCTCGACAACACCATCTTTTGGGTGGGGCATGACTTCAAGGTCTATCGCGGCGCCGAGCAGCCGTTGCGCGTGAGCAACTATTACATAGAACAGGCGATTCAGGCTTCGGACATCGAGGACCTTGAGGCGTGGGCGTTCCCATGGCAGGGGAGCTACTTCTACTGCCTCACCACGACTTCCGGAACCTTCGCCTACAATCCGGCAACCGAGCAGTGGAACCAGTTCGGTTCCTATGGCGAAGAGACGTGGCGGGCGCATCTCGGGGTGTTCCGCAGCGGGGAAGTCCTGAGTGGGGACAACAATGACGGGCGCATCTGGCGGCTGGTGAGCGGGCTGCTTTCGGACGATGGCGATCCTATCGAGCGCCGCTGGACCGTGCTTCTGCCCAACGCCGTGATTATCGACACGCTTTACATCGATGCCAATTCCGGCGAATCTCCCAGCTATACCTCCGACCCAATCGTCGAGCTTCGCATCTCGCGCGATCAGGGAAACACCTTTGGGGAATGGGTGCAGGCCACCACGGGATTTCAGGGGCAATACCGCCACAGGATCGCGTGGCGCAGACTGGGGATGATCGACAATGACGGAGCCGTGCTGGACTTTCGCTTGACGGACGATACGATTTGGAAAGTAGCATCTATAAGGATGAACGATAGTCTTTCGGGCAGAAGCAGGCAGAACTGATGGCTATGGAACCGTCTTCCAAATTTTGCGACTTCGCACTCTGGAAATAGTGTCCGATCCTATGCCGAGAAGTTTTACAAGGTCCCTGTTGCGCAGGGGAGAAGAGCGGATTTCAGCCACTATGGCAGCAGTAAGCTTGGCGGCGGGATTCGCCTCTCCGTCTTGTTTGCGCCCGCGCCCTTTAGCGCGCATGTCCCGTAAATTATCTGCCGGGGTGCCCCACCATAGATGGTCTGGGTTGACGCACCATCGGTTGTCGCAAGTGTGGCATGCGCAGGCATCGCCCGGCCTGTCTTTCCCCGCGATGGCGAGAGAGATGGCGTGCGCCCTATATACTACCCACCTCCCGTCTGCAAGATTGATTGCAAACGCCCCATACCCTTCGGAGAGGCCCGCAGTCCACGGCCAACACTCGTCGGGGCCGCGAACATCGACCTTGCTCCAGAAGCGCTCTTTCATTTTGTCTGTGATTATGGGATTGGGGCGTCTAGCCATGTCGCGGTCCTTTCGCGATGGGGTCAGGGCGGCACAGGAACGACAATTCCGGTGTCGCCCGCATTATAGTTCACAAAGAAGGGCGGCGCAATGGCTACCCCGCCTCTAAAGCTTCCCACTCTTCCAAGTGGAATCGCCATCGTCAATCCTGAGACTGGCGCACCTACGGTCACGTTTCAACAATGGTGGTTTGAAGTCGCTAACAGCATCGAATATTCGGTCAACGGCATCGCTTTGGCCCTTGAGGCTGCGGGCATTGCCTTGGCTGCCGCTGATGTAGCATTGGACGCAGCCGACGAAGCGCAAACGGCAGCCGACAACGCGCAGACTTCAACCAACACCCTTTCCGACGAACAGAGCCTTGCACAGAGCGGGTGCGAAAACCCGTCGGTTCCGCCGCTTCTGTCAGCCGACAGCACGGGCCAAATCATCATCTCGACCCATGACCGCCGCTACGGCAACGGAACGGTGGTGAGTGTGACGGGTGACACGCTGGCGACGGCCTATGTCAACCCGGATGCGGTCTACGTGTTCTATTCCGATCCCTCTCGGGCAGGGGGTGCGGTGACCTATCAAACCTCGCTCGATCCGACCGACGCGGTGCAGACGGGGAGCATTCATTCGGTTGGCGTTGTCACTGTCCCCGCAGCGGGGCTGAATCAGGGGCAGTATGTGACCCCGCCGGGCGTTTTGTTGCCCTAGCGCTTGACCGATGCTGCTTTTTTAGGCAATGCCCACTACAGACATTCGTTTCCGCAGCGGAAACGCCACAGTGGCGGGAACGGGTCTTTGGCGCAAGTTCAGCAGACAATTTCGGAAGCAGGGTTGGGGCCGGTGCGACGCGCCGACAAGGGCGATCTTCCGCGCCTGTTGAAGATGGGCCGCAACTTCGCCGCTGCCGCCAATCTCAGTGAAGCCATCGGATACGATCCCGACAGCACCGCAGCGATGTTCTGCCAGCTCATGGACTCGGGCATCCTGCTTATCGGCAGGGGTGGGGCAATTGGAGGCGCGGTTTTCCCGTCCCCTTTCAACAATGCGCACGTCATCGCGCAAGAGTTCTTCTGGTGGGTAGAGCCGGAGCACAGGGGGCAAGGCTCCGAGCTTCTGGCAGCCTTTGAAGAGGCGGCACGGGAGATGGGCGCACACAGCGTCATGGTGAGCACTATGGAAGTCCTGAACCACGATGCCGCCGCAAAATTCTATGCGCGGCGCGGCTACAATCCTGCGGATCGCAACTTCATCAAGGGCATCGCATAATGCCCGTAGCAACCGGCCTTGCCATCCTAGGGGCGGCGGCTATTGGCGCCGGAGCCTCCACGCTTGCAAGCAACAAGGCATCGAAGACCGCCAAGCAGACGGCGGAGACGAACAACGCCCTGCAACGCGATATCTACGCGCAGAACCAAGGTGCGCTAAGTCCCTACATGGAAGCCGGAAAGCCCGCCACGTCCGCGATCCAGTCGCTCCTTGGGCTGAGCGGGGACCCCACAGCACAACAAGGCGCGTTCAACCAGTGGCGTAACGCGACGGGCTATCAGGACCAGTTCGCGGAAGGCCAGCGAGCCGTCACGGGTTCCCTTGGAAGGGCCGGTTTGCTCGACAGTGGAGCAGCACAGAAGGCACTTACGAAGTACGGCCAGTCGCAGGCAAACCAGTCCTTCGGCAGCTATTACAACATGCTCGCGGGACAGCAGCAGGTTGGGCTTGCTGGGGCTTCTGCTCTAGCCGGAGTGGGGCAGAACTACGCCAACTCTGTGAGCAATAACAACAATTATGCATCCGAGGTGCAGTCCAATTCTGCGCTGGCGAATGCGGGGATTCTCAACAATTTCCTGTCTCAGGGGCTTACCGCCTACGGCTTCGGCAAGGGCATGGGCAGCTCCTATGGGAAGGGCGGCGCTCCTGCCTTGCCGCCCTATCAGCCGTTTGGCACCCCCATTAGTGCCGGTCCTTGGTATGGAGGCGGGTGATGCCAGACTTCAACCTTTTGAATTTGCCCAATTTTTCGCAATCCGCCTTGGCTGGATATCAGGCCGGTTCGGCCATGCGTCAGCAGAACGAGCGGCAGGGCGCGCTTGAGGGCTATCTTGCGGACCCCGAGAACGAAGTGTCCGTGAAGCGGCTGGCACTCGCCGATTCCTCATTGGGGCTGCCTATTATGGAGCGCCAGCGAGAGACGAAACACAAGAGGCGGGTTGGCGAGTTGGCCGCGCGTGCTTCGCAGGGCGACCGCGAGGCGGCGATGGAGCTTTGGCGCGAAGGCGAGACTGATATTGCCTCGAAATTCGACGAACGCACACAGGGCAAGCTGGCGGAGGGAAAGAAGGTCTTCGGGCAGGTTCTTCTTGAGGTGGCGAATGCCCCTCCCGACCAACGCCCGGCAATATGGGACGCTCGTGCGCGATGGCTGGCAGAGAACGGCTTTCCGGATGCCGAAGCATATATCGGACATTACAGCGAGGACAACCTAAACGCAGGGCTGGCCGAGACCGGAATGACGGAAAAGGCGCTTACCATGGGTCGCGAGCGCTGGACGCCTGTTCCGCAAGGCGCATCCTTGGTCAACACGAATGACCCTGAGGCCATCGCCGAGTTCAACGCCCGCAGTGGCGGAGCGGGCGCTCCGCCTCAGGCCCCGCCCGCATCGCCGGATGGCCGGAATACGTTCGCCGAGGCAGCGCAGGCCGGGCAGCTTATCCAGTCCATGGGTGCTCCCGGGTTTCTTCGGTGGCAACAGCAGAACCAGGTTCCCGTGCTCGTGCGCACGCCAGAAGACATGGCGGCGCTTCCCGTTGGAACGATGGTGTTGAGCGCTGATGGACGGACCGGGGTAA